TGTGAGTCACACGATAAGAGAGAGATAGGAGAGAGTTTCACTGATAGCAATGGGCAACAATCCGCGCCTGTGGCGCTGATAGTTGACCAAGAGTAAAGAATGCGGATTTAGAGAGAATGAGAGAGATCACACATGAGATCGAACTAACAAACAGAAACTATTTCATGAGATCGATTAAGAGATAAAGAGATAATTCATGAGATCGTTAGAGATAGAAGATAGTTTTTCGTGAGATCGCCTATAGAATTGGTGAGATCGATAGAGAGAATTAAGAGATACTCGTGAGATCGATGTACGAATAAGAGAGATCGACCTAAAAGGTCATAAGATCGAACTATAAGTTCATGAGATCGAGAGGTAAGATAGTGATTGACAGAGGTTGTAAAGAGGTGTCTGATCACAATAATGTGAGTGTGTGAGTCACACAGAGGGTTGCAAAGGACAAAAGGATATGCGACAACATGATTGTTGAAACGAACGAGGTGCCCAGACAGATGCAACAGAGCTAATCGACTACCCCCTAACGTGTGGACGGGAAAGGGTAGGCGAGAAAAAGGGAGAGGTAAGATGAAACTTTGGGTTTTGCAATATAAGAGTGTCGATGGGAATTGGTATGATAGTGGCGCGTTCAGCGAACTAGACCTTGCCAAAGACGTATGGGATAAGACAAGCAGGCCACATAATTATCGAGTAGTTGAAAGAAGTGACAAGGTTGTGTGGCCGTTAGATGAGAAGATTGATCCGGCCAAAGAGTTAGGTGCGTGATTGCGCATAATGTGCCTATGTCAGAGATAGGCATATTGCGGGCGATCAAATGGCCAACACTGTGTTGGCCATGCCCTAAAGGGAGTGACTAAAATGGCCAAATCCTTTCGTTCGCTCGTTCTCGTTTCGTTGGTTTCCTTGGCGAGTGTCAGTGTTGTTTACGCTCAAGGTAACACAACCACGTATGGCGAAGCGCTCAAAGCCTGTGGAGGTGAGTGGCGCACGAGCGAGGCAAGAAAGACAGTTGCCAAAGGCGAAGGCGCCAAAGCTTGGCAAGAGTTCCGCGCCAAGTGTGTCAAGGAAAAGGGATGGAATGGGAAGCGAGTTCCGCGCAACCAGACGGCCAAAGTTGATTAACTAAGGCATTGTAAGTTTCTGGCGCTGTGTGAGTCACACAGCGCCAGAGGCGGACAATGAAGTCCGATAAGGGAGTTTTGTTATGGCTAAGAAGGCAAAGAAGGCAAAGGCAGGCGATAGTGAGGTTTCTGAGAGTGTTGCGCTTGTTCCTAAGATTAAGGCCACGGCACTAAGTAAGGACGTTGGCCCATTGGTCATTCGTGGACTGGCAGAAGCGCATAGCGCAGAAGCACAAGCGCAAGCAGTGTTGGATACCGTTGAGGCTAAGCGCTACGATCTGCTTAGCAAGCTTACGATGGGCATTTTCAAAGCAGCCAAGGCAGATAAGAGTATCGATCTGTCTACCTCGTTCCTTGGCAAGGAGGGTGCACAGCAAAGCGCGTATCTAAATGACCAGTTAGGGATTGCGCTTGGTTTCAAGGAGGTGCAAACGATCAATGTTGGCACACCTCAAGAGGCTAAGCGCGTCGCATGGGCTAAGGGCGTGGCTGAATTGGTCCTGAGTACTAAGGAGGAAAAGGACACGCCCGAAGGCAAGCGCAAGGCAACTATTAGGTCGAACTTCCTGCACAGTCTCAAGAAGTGTGCTCAAGTTGCGTGCAGTATGCTTGAAGACAAGGTTAACGGTAAGTATGACGAGAAGGCAGGCACCTTGTTGCTCAGTGGGCCATCCATTAAGGCTCAATTCGGACAGCCTAGCGTTTTGCTGAATGAAAAGCAGACGATTGGCGAAGGCGATAAGAAGGTAAAGCTAACTGAAAAGCCTAGCTTTACTGCGATTGCTGCCAAGGCAGGCGAGAAGCATGGCAAGCCTGTGCATAGAGGCACGAATACCAGAGGCAATTCGCGAGCCTTGGCTAATCCAACGGCTGCAATGGACGATATCGCGAAGTCTTTCATTAGCTTTGTCAATAAGATTGACAAGCCTAACGAAAAGCAGACGGCAATATTGCAGAGTGTTAGGGACGCAATCGACGCTAAGCTTTAGAGGGTAAGAAGTTAGGGGCTTGTCAGGTGTGAGATAGCACTTGACAAGCCCCTACTTTTCATGATATCTTACCTACTGCGAAGCACAGGGCAGAGGGCTAGACCCATGATTGATCTCAGGACAGGCAAGCAGAGTACGCGGAGAAGCGATAGTGTGAAGCGGCGCGATAATTGGTTTCAGGCTCTCAGGACACACGTGGAGGCAGCGTGTGACTCACACAGAAGGGGCCTCAAGAGTATGGATAGTCTCAGGCGAGCCTTGCCTGTATTGGTTAAGTTGTTGAGGGCTGAAGGCAATAGGAAGAGTAGGGAGGAGTTTGTTGGTATTCTAGAGGCATGTGCTGATGATGAATTTGAAGTGTATCTTGATAGGAGTGGTGCACTGTATGTACATGGGTGGATAAGCACTAAGGAGTTGGGTGAGAGAGTTGTGTGGGGTAACAAGGTGGAGGTAATCGATGGTAATTGAGCTATATGGAGTTACACTCTCTCAGGAAGAATATGTAAGTCTGTTGATGAAACAGACTGATAAGGAGAGGCGCAATCGGATGAAGATGTTTGCACATGGAGCCATGTATGGTGCGGCTAAGGAGGCTAAGGTGTATCTCCCAAAGTGGTTGATCGAAAATATAAAGGGATGGTCAGATGGATAATCCTCTCAATGGTGATGTAAGGCTTATAATGGACATCATTATGGGCTTGGTTACAGCAATAGCGTTGTTGTTCTTGTTCGGTGTAATACTTGGATGGAGTTGAGCCATGGAAGCAACGGTTTATCAGGTAGCGCGAGCAGTGGCCTTGTACTTGTCTGTGCTGAGGAATAAGAAGAGTGTGGATCAGGCGGACATATTAGATGAGGCGAAAGTGTTCACTGATTGGATAGTCGAAGGTAAGCGAGTGGAGGAGGATTGAGCCGTGGGTGTTATGCATTGTTATAAGTGTGGCTATGGCTCATTGGTGAGGAGCAACTTCAAAGCCACAACAGATCATCAGTACTACTGTAGAGCAGAAGATAAGTGCAATCAGCGTGTGAGTCACACAAGGGAGCGTAAAAATGATCAATCCGCAAACGAACAAGCATTTCGGCGTTATGACGATGGACAGGGATGCAGCTAACAAGGTAGTGAGTTATACGTTTGAATATGCTGGAATTGGGGACGAGCTTGGCTTTTGGACACGCAATCCGAAATGGAGAAGGACTAAAAAGCGCTTTGAGTCCATTGAAGATGCTGTTAGGGCATCAGGATTATGGATGCAGATATGCTTTGATAATGATTGTCCTGTTGCTGTGCGTTTAGTGGAGGTATAGACATGTACGTATTCTATGTCGAAGCAAAGGCAGTCGTGGTAGGCTTTCTTAGGAAGAGGGAAGTTGAGCCAGGACAGGACTTTACGCAGATAGCCAAATACAATACAACTATTATGGCTCTTCACTGTATTCATTATTTGAATGGTGGTGAGCTATCTGAGTCACGTCTTAAGTGTGTGTTAGAAGGTATGGAGTCGTGCGTTTAGTGGAGGTGTGACATGCCGCAAGCAACTGAAGAGATGCGTGCCAAGATGCGAGAGTATTTTGGTAGTGATGGTGCGTGTGACTCACACGCTCTAAAGTTTCTACGAGAGAATGGCCTTAATGATAAGGGAGGACACTTTAAGATACCGCACGACATGAAAGTCGATTCTAAAATCATCAACTGTTTATGTTTTCTTGTAGCCGAGTGGGATTACACTTTCACTTGGGAAGGAAGGTTGTATGACTAGGCATGATGCAATGCACCTAATGCTCATCGCCATTTGTGTGAGTCACACAGTGTTCCTATGGGTGATCTACTGTAAGGTGGATCAGGTGTGGCAGATAGCTAAGAGGGCAGAGGCAGATGATATTGAGTCGAAAGAGGCACGGGACTTGAAAGAATGGGAGCCATGGAAGATTGGATGAGTTGCCCAGGAGACGGAGGCACTGATGGAGTTCAAGTTCAGGATACACGGTGGGCCAATAGTGTTCGCGGTCGATATGGTGCTTATCGATCCTATGAACGATATAGAAAGAGGGAGATTTATGTTGCAATCGTTCGACAATGAGGAAAAAGCTAGGCGATATATCGGAAGTTTATCACATCTAACTGGCCTGGATTGTGATGATTTGGTGTTTAATCCGAATGTGTCAAGACTGTGACAGGCACTTGACAGTGCTATCATAAAGTGATAGCATGTTGATGTAGAGTGTGATATTAAGAAGTCTTGAACAACAGAGGAGACATATCATGCAAATCGGGCTGTAATGGCTCGACGACGGAAGGGGGAGGGACTCCCGCATTCCCATCCCTCCCCCGACCTGGTTCAGGGAATGTGAGTCACACAGCAGGAGGGTCAAATGGCCTTTAAGATGAAAGAGAAGTTGGATTGGACTGACGTTGATGTAGATGAGTTGTCGCCTAAGTTGGCTAAGTTGTTTGCGACATATAGGAAGGATCAAGCACTGGCCAACAAGTCGCGTGAAGCATTTGACGCTGAGTTCAAGAAGAGTGCGACTGATAAGTTGAAGCTTGATCCGACTCAACAGTCCGTTAAGGTTAGCCATGCATGGGGTAAGTTGTCCTATGCTGTTGCCAATGAGGCCACGAAGGGTGTCGCTAAGAAAGTTAAGGTCTTTTTCTAAGTGAAGATACCTTGTCCACAGTGCGGTGATGCACATACTAAAGTCACCGACTCCCGGCCGACGATGAATGGGTGCATTCGTCGTCGGCGGGAGTGTATCAATGGAGGCCATAGGTTTTCAACGATAGAGTTAGTGATAGGTGAATACGAAAACGACAATATGTATTTCAGGAAAAATATAGCCAAGGTAAGAGAAAAGGTAACAGTGTTACATGAGGCCCTGGGAATGTTCTTGAACCGTGTGAGTCACACAGGAGGCAGTGATGAGCTACAAGGTGACGATAGTGAACGAGTTAACGAAACAGTTCCAGGAGTTCCTGAAGGTCACAGGAAAGGATGACAGGAGTAACACTGGTATGGAACTGGCCGCCTTCTTCTATTGGGACACTGTTGAGAAGCTTGCAGAGAAGGCTAAGGAGGCTGCGTTCACACGACTAGTCAAAGAAGGTATTGTTAAGAACCCGAAGGAGGAGGAAGAGGCAGGTGATTTCACGTTAGGCGAGAGTCCTAAGTTTGTTTGTACTGTCAACGTGTCAGCGAAGGTAAGAACGTTTAATGCTGGTACGTTGGCAGGTAATTTGTCAGCGTCTAAGTACAAGGTGCCTGTGTCTATTGCGTTAGGTATGGTCGAGGCTGCCAAGGTACCAGGATCGGCTCGCAGGACAGTTAAGATATTGGAGCGTTGAACCATGAACCACTATAAGATCGATTGGAACCGCTGGATGGCTGACGAGTATCCGTATGCACTCTATTCTAGAGCAACATGGTACCGGCCGTGGAAGCATGTGGCCAGCTTTAGGTCTAAAGAAGAAGCGAGGGCACTTCATGAGAAGTTGAAGGGACTACCGATATTTCTGGAGGGATAGAAATGCCTAAGTGGAGACCTGCTGTGACGAAAGAGATATACGAAGGCGCCATGGCTGACTACGTAGCAGGTATGAAGGTAGCTGATATAGTGACTAAGTGGGGCGTCAGTAAGGGGTACATATATAACAAGTTGGCCAGAACTGGTGGTACTCATAGGGCAAAGGCAAGGAATGACGCTAACCGTAACGAGAATAGAAAGCCTTATGAGTTCAAACGAAAGTTGATCCCGTATGCAGGAAAGGATGGATCATGAAGCTCATAGATATAAAGCTAGGTGATAAGTTACGTGTGACGAAGGATACGTCTTGTTTAAAGAAGGGTGAGTTACACGAGGTGTTACAGGACATCAATGGCGCTTTGTTTGTAATGTGCCAAGATGGTGATCACTATCTATCGCAGATGCAGGATCATCATGGGAAGGTTCCTGAGTTTGAACTGAGTGAGTCACACAATGCCAAAGCTAGTCCTGATGCCGACACTGGACAATCTCAGTCGTGATGAGGTTGAGGCTTATATTGAGACTGTTAGGGCCAAGCGAATGGTTGCTACGCTGGAGTTCTTCCAGACCAAGAATAGGAAGGTAGAGCTTAGGCAGTCAAAGATTGGCCAACGCATACAGGGCAAGCTCGATATGTTGGAGAAGGAGATAGACAGGTTAGAGGCAGCCGAGAACAAGGTCAGTACGAGACTGGCTGAGATAGAGCAACTCAAGCACGAGTTCGATGCAACAGGTGAAGAGTATGAAGAAGTAGAGGAGGAATAAGATGGCCAGTGCAACATTCAACGAGTTCATGCGTGAACTGAACAAGACCGACATGGACCCACAGGTGAAGTACTTCTTTGCTATGCTGTATGAGCGTTTGGGTGATGTGCTCAAGAGCAATGAGGAAACTGCAAATGTTGTGTTGCAGATGGCAAACTCAATGCAAGGATTTGCTGAGTTGAGTGAGGCTAACAATAGGCGAATGCAGCAGTTGGCCCGTGGCCAGAACGTTGACGGTGTTGACGTTGCTAGCGTTGTAAATGAACCAGAGAAACACTAACAGTGTGAGTCACACAGTCATGAAAAAAGTTACAGGGTTTATGACATCAGATGGCGGGTTCTTCGACAAGGAGGAAGAGGCTGAGTTCGCAGAAGCAGAGGACCTGTTGGTTAGGCATCTACATGAGCAGAGGTTGAAGTCCACAGATCGCTTCCTTGAATTGTTGGTCAACTCAGCAACAGCAGTTAGGAGATATCTCAATGCCTACGAAGCGGTCAATCACGGGACTCCCCCACGAGATGCTCCAGAACCAACTGGAGGAGATGACATCGGAGAGGGGGCATACATCGATGCTCAAGGTGATCTCGATCAAGAAGACGACGCCTCTGCAGAAGACGAAGCTGAAGGCGTATTCGAACTCCCGCCTGGAGTCCGTGAACCAGTGCCCGATGTGGGGCGTCATATCAAGCCAACGCCGATACGACAGCAACGCCCGGTCAATGGCCCTAGAGGCAGGCGAAGTAATGCATCAAGTGTTCGCGACGACTAGGATATGGCAGTTGTTTAATGTGGACAAGAAGCCGAAACATGCCATGTATGCTGGTGAGCGCATCTTTGGATATAAGCGGTGGCATGACTGTGTGGACCAAGTGAAGGGCTTAAGGTTGAAGGGTACAGACTTCTTCAACGCTGGGGATTGGGGCGTTCTCAGGGAACACTTACTAGAACTCAACTTCGCAATCTTAGCTTCCTCCGGCTTTGTGGATAACCCAGATGACCAAGTACGGACGCTGGAAAATATGCAACTCGCTACGATATGCTATGTGGATGAGTGTCTACCGAAGATGGAGAATTGGCCCATCTACGTGGAGGATGATAAAGACCCACGCAGCTTTGTGGGTATTGAGCAGGTATTTGATGTGGTCGTTACGTTTGAAGATGGAAAGGAAGTCAGATATATCGGTACCGTTGATGGACTTGTGCATCACGTTAAATTTGGCCATGCTCCTGTTATGGACGAGAATAAAACAGCGGCAAGGCTTGATGCGGGATGGCGCGCTAAGTGGGAGCTTTCACATCAGATCAGTGGATACTGCTATGCGGCATCTATCATCTTTGGTTTCCCGATCGTCAGGTCCAGGGTCACAGGCGTGAAGATCAAACCGACATATAGGGGGGAAGATGTGTATGTTGTGGAGCCATTGGTCAGAGATGAGGAAACGTTCGAGACTTGGGCCGCTTGGTTTCGGCACACGGTTGATATGTACGAGCAGTACGTTGGTGATTTTGAACGAGCGCCAAGGTACACACATTCGTGTAACAGATACTTTCGACCGTGCGCACTCATACCATTCTGTTGCGACAGTAAGGAGGGAAGGCAGATACAGTTCCAAGAGATGATACCGGCTGATAAGAGTCCGAGTGAACGAGCAGTAATGGAGGGCTAGATGGGTGGCCAGAGCTTCAAGTGCCCTAAGTGTGATAAGTGGTTCCTTGCAAAGGGAGCACTCAAGCATCACTTCCAGAGTAAGCATGAGATTGATGGAGGGTTGAACATGCACAAGAACCCATATGAGCGGTTAGGTCAGTGGTACTTTTCTGATGAGACTGGCGACGAGGACGGCCCGTATAAAAGTGAGATGTTAGCCAATGTTGCGATGTTATTGTACGGACATTGGCTAACCACAGACGAAGAGTACAAAATTGTTCGCGTAATTGATGGCAAAGTCGTGGAGGACAAGTGATGTCTATGCGGACGCAGGCCATGATCGATGCAGTGATCAAGAAGTTGGCCACTGCAACATTGGGAGGGAATAAGAACGTCATAGGCATTATCGAGGATGCCATCGAAGACTTGAAGGCTTTGAAGCGCGAAGACATGAAGAGGGAGAACTAAGATGGCACGACGAAATGAGAAGGTTGCCAACTTCATTGACATCGATATCGATGAAGTTGTGCGTGACGAGTCAACTGATCTAGCAGTTCTAGTCAGGATTGATAAGGATCAAAAATGGATACCGAGAAGCATCATAGAGAAAATGGAACCGAAGCAGATCACAGTGCAGGAATGGTGGGCTGTGAAAGAAGGCTTTGTGTGAGTCACACGGCCTTTAAACAGTGCGGCAAGTTGTGTTGTATAAGAGATGGAGTGTGCTGTGGGTGTTGCAAGAAGGGCTATCAAGGTCGGTCCATACATCGCGCAGCCGGCCGAGGAAGCTGGTTCCAGGATGGCGATATTCCTTTGGGGTCCAGCGACTGTTGGCAAAACGACCTTTGCAGCCACAGCACCGGGGAACAAGTTGTGGTTATCTCTCGGTGATAACGAGCACATGAGCGTTGCCCATAGACGAGATGTTCATGTGCTCAAGCTCTATGACCAAGCGTTGCCAGAGTTGTTCAAGCACGCACAGAGTGATGATCCATTTGGCCTTGACAAGGCACTGGCAGAGAACGAAGACATTCAAACGGTTGTCTGTGACTCTGTAACTGCGCTAGCATTTAGAGCATTACAGAAAGCAGTGAGGGACGGCATTGGTGCAGGTAAGGAGTTTAGGCCCACGATGGAGATGCCAGGAGTGTCAGCCTATGGTGGTAGGAATGGCATCGTTTTAGAAGTGCTCACAGGACTACTGCGAGTTACTGCAAAGCACAGTGTTCACTTCATTGCAACGGCGCATGAAGATGATGCGACGACGAAGAAGGATGACAGAGGCAACGACATTATCGACTATGTAACCGTTATGCTAGGCGGCAAGCTCGTAAACAATATGTCGTTTAGGTGGTCAGAGATTTGGCATTTGTCTCAGGACACCAATGTAGAGGCTAAGCGGAGGCTGGCGATTAGACCAGTGCGATATCGCAGGCCGATGAAAACTAGGATGTTTACCAGTTCAGGAGAGAAGGAGTTCGTCTTGAAGTATGATGCAAACAAACCAGACAAAGGTCAGATGACAATCGCAAGGTGGTACCACGAATGGGAACAAAACGGATATCAAAAGTTGGAGGTGCCGAAGTGATCTACGAAGCCTGCTCAGTGTGTGGCAAAGCGGTCAAACCTGAACATGGGTTTCGTGTCGATGGCAACTGTGTGAGTCACATAGATTGCATGGCACCTAAGGCAAAAGATAAAGTTGGTCCTACAATCACAACGGTTCCGACCAGAGAAGGCGGTGAGCGTTGGGACGGGATCAAAATGGACTCCTGATCGGGGGAGTTAATATATAAGTGTAGGTGGCCGATCCCACCCACTGTACAGGAGAGAGTTGGTATGGCTAAAGCACAAACACAAGACGATGAAGCCCAGGAAGATGTGGACATCATCGAACTTGAAGACAGCCTTGCCGACGTTGAGAAGCCGAAAGAGCTTCGCCCTGGCGTCTACCTCGGTGAGGTGCAGGATGTCCAGAAGCAAACGTCTGGGAAGGGAAACCAGTACTACGCCATCAAGATCGTTATTGCGCCGGATGAAGTGCCGGCCGATACACGAGATGATTTCCCAGATGGCGTCATTCTCTATTGGAACCGTCAAGTTGTTCCGAAGAAGGGAGACCGTCGCGCTCTATTCAACATGCGTAAGTTGTACGAGGCGTTTGGTCTGAGTTCCAATGTGACTGTCATCGACACCAGTGAGTGGATGGGATGCTCAGTGCGTGTTCGTGTTCGTCACAAGCCGTGGGAAGGAGAGTTGCGTGCGGAAATCCAGTCGCTCGAAGCGGCAGAGGCTCCTGCACGTGGCACAAGCAAGAGAAAGCCACAGGATCAAGAGGAAGACCAGGAGGAAGATGAGGGCGATGCTGCGCCAGCGCGTGGCAGAAAGCCTGCTGGGAAGCCGAAGGGTCGTGGTCGATAGAAGCGACTACCGTTGAAGTCGGGTCCTGTGTGAGTCACACAGGACCCATTCACTCACAAGGGAGAAGTAACATGACTTTCGACAAGGAACTGAGAAGACAACGCGATATGGAACTTGAAGAGAAGTTGAAAGAGCAGCGTGAAGGTGTTGAGAGACAGCGTCACGGTGTGTTTGCAGGAGGAGGAGGAGCAGGAGCACCCATGGAGTCTGACGCCGCAGGCTATGGAAATAGAATGGTTCAAGGCAATCAAACAGATGTAGCTAACCGTGTTATGGATAAGCGTGTATGTCAGCAGTTGCTCCATGTACGTGCTAAGGAGTTGCAACAACAAGCAGCAGGTATGCAACGTCTTGCCGAACTTATTGGTGCAGCAGGTGACTACGATTACCAGTTGTTTACAGCACTGCTGACTATGCTGGATCGACGCTAACAGACGGAGGCTCTCGTGTTTGAAAGTAGATACACAGTAACGGTCAACCTACGGGAGCCTCCTAAAAACGGCACAGCCCAATTGGTGTGGCGTTGTCAGGCTGTCGATAGGAACCTCGTGACGAAGGCAGCAAAGCTATTGGGCATCTCTGTCAATAGCTTTATGCGGGCAGCAGTAATACAGACGGCACAGCAGGTGTTGGAGATAAACGAGCCAGCAAAGAAGAGTAAGGGTGTCTCAGTTGATCACGTCACGAGGTTACTAGTTAGTCCAGAGTTACCGCCAGGAGTAAAGCGATGAAGGCAGTTGCAAAGGTGTCCGTCCCGGAACGTCGTCTTAGTCTTGAACAACAACATGCTGTTGAGGTGTGTTGTGATCTAAAGAATACAATCGCAGGAATTACAGGAGGTGCAGGCACAGGGAAGACCTTAGTCCTTGGTCATGTATATCGACAGTTAGTTGGTCTAGGTATCAAGACAGTTCTGGCTGCTCCTACTGGGCGTGCGGCTAAACGCGTACAGGAGTTAACGGGCATTCCGGCTAAGACCATTCACAGGCTGTTGGAGTTTCCCATGCCTGATGATCCTCACGATACGCCAGTGGAATTAATGAATGAACCGAGGCGTAATCGAATGATGCCATTAGAAGAGAGAGTTGTCATTGTTGATGAGTCGTCCATGATCGGGCCAACACTTCATGGTCAGTTAATGGATGCACTGCGTAAGGATGGAGCTATCAGGTTCTTTGGTGACAACAATCAGTTGCCTCCTGTAGAGGAAGGAACACCGCCTTTCATTGAGACACTGTTGAAGTTTCCAGCAGTTGAACTTATGTACAACTTTCGCAGTGACGATGCCATTGTGTCTAACGCAATGCGCATTCTGCAGAGTAAGATACCATTTCGTAACGATAGGTTTGTGATCATCTACGACGAGAACCCACTGGCCTACATGCTCAACATGACACGAGGATTGAAGGACTTCGCCGATGACAGTCATCAGATCATCATGCCAACTCGGCGTGGAAAATATGGAACGATGCGTATCAATCCGTCACTGCAACTACGTTTCAACGGAAAAGGGCCGCTACTATTGTTGGATCGTTACGACACCAAAGAACCGAGACTCGCAGTTAGAAAAGGAGACAAGTTCCTCTGGATCAAAAACGATTACAAGTTGAATATGTTCAATGGGGAGCTTGGACGCATTAGTGGCCTCGATGCTGAAGATGGTGAGTTGACACTCAAGACATCTGATCGTGCGGGCGATGTTATTGTTCCTGCACGACTGACAACGTATAGCCCATATCATAAGACTGTTATCCAGTACGATCCTAGAAAGCAGATCGAGTTGGGCTATGCAATCACGACGCATAAGGCGCAGGGATCAGAGTTTGATACGGTCATCTACTGCATAGCAAGGGGACATTCATGGCTACTGAACAAAAGGAACTTCTATACCGCAGTTACAAGGGCAAAAAACAAAGTTATCATTATATCAGACAAGAGAGCTATGGGCCTTTCCATGGGAGCCCCACGTCGATCAGACTGATAAGGGCAGTCGTAGTCGGTGTGTCGATGGGACTACTCGGTGGGTTTAGTGTTCCAGTGTTGATGTGGATAAGGGAGTTAGTGCGATGAGTGTGAGTCACACAAAACCAATCAAATACGTAGTGCTCAACGGACCGCCTAGCACAGGCAAGTCCACGATAGCAGTTGAACTGTGTCGAGACTTGAACCAAGCGTTGGGAGGAAAGATCATAGCTCCTAAGGTCATCACTGACTCATTTAGTGCCCCACTCAAGCACTTTTTCGCTGCGGCACTGGCAGAGCCTTATGGCTTCGCAGATAAGGAGAAGGCACGACCAGAGCTTAGTGGGTTCAGTATGCGGCAGTCACTTATCATGCTTGCTGAAGATCACTGCAAGAAGGTCTACGGACCAGACATCTTCGCTAAGTGGCTCATGCACAGAGTTTTAAAGAAGCCTCACATGCGTCCTGAGTTTGTGATCATTGACGACGGTGGCTTTCCTGAAGAGATAGATGCACTACCTAATACATTCGTTGTTTGGGTACGTCGTCCTGGTAAGACATTCGATGGCGACTCTCGGGGATGGTATGATAAGCCAAGCTATACGTTATTGAACGACGGCGATATGGCAGCGTTGTGGTCGAAACTAAAAGCACTTACTGG